TCATTTTTTTAAACCTGCTTGTTTTAAAATGCTGTTTAGAATATCGGGGTTCACATCGATGCTGGGTTTTCCTGCGACTGTTACTTTGCCGGGTTTTGTTGTGTGTTTGAATTGTCGGTGACTTCCTGCTGTTCTTATCAGAATCCAGCCATCTTCTTTTAATATTTTTAAGATTTCGCTTATTTTCATGGCTTCATTTTATCAAAAAATATATGTTCCGGACGATCTGCTAGAATTCGTAAGGCTAAAGCTTCTACTTTAGCGATAGCTTCGGAACGTGTTGCTCCATAAATCATGGCTCCCGGCAACTCTTCAATTTCGGCTATCCAACGGTTATCAGTTTCTTGTTCAGTTTCGATTTTAAACATGGTGTCACCTTATTTTTGTAATCAGGTTTTTATTGTATCAAGAAAAATGATTACCTGTTTTAAGTAGAAAACGCCGCTTTTCCTATTTATGCGTGAAATTCTCCGGCCATATAAAGTAAGGTCCGTATTTGGGACTCATTTTAAATTCAGCACCGGCTTCTTTGCCTTTGGTCGTTAGGTAGTTTTTAGTGTCTTTTTCTTCTAGGTATCCTGAGTTTTTAAGCTCTTCAATAAGTGCTGTGCTCTTCATTCCTAGTTTTTGGGCGAGCTTGGATGTTGTTATTTTTTCAGAGTTTATGCTTTCAACTTTTTCATTATTTACGTTGGACACTTTTTCTAGTGATATTCTTACTTCATCACTGATTCGTATAATTCGTTGCGCTTCTTCATATGCATCCTTGTATAGTTCTGCGTCTTCTGATCTACGAATTAGAACACCCATTTCATTATTATTAATCTGGCTGAACTCGTAAAGATTTAGACTTGTTACAATGCATAGCTCCTCGTTTAGATAGCATTTTGCGTGTAGGTTTTTACAGAAACTTGTTCGAATGTAAGTAACCTCCTTTAGCCAGTTTATTTCTTCGGGTTGAAGTTCGCTTTTGCCGTAGACCATTCGAACGTCTATTTTCATGCGGTTTTTATCCGTTAGAAGTTCTTTCATTCTGTCGTTGAGCTTTAAAAAAGGGCTGATTAATATGAGCCTATCTTTAGCATTTTTTATCAGTTCTTCAAGGAAGTAGTTTGTAGCGCTGGTGTTTAAGAATTTTGCCATATCGATTATTTCCTTCTCTTCGCTTCTTGTTGAACTCGTTTTGCATTTTCAGTCATCCTGTCGCCCATTTGATTTATTACTCCGGTTGTTACGCTTAACAGCGGTTGCATATAAACCCCTGTTGGATATTTGGTTTGCTGTGTTTGGTTACTTGAGGCAATCTCTTGGCTTTGTTTTTGGTCGGTTTCTTTATGGTTTGTCGCTACAAATCCTATTACTAAAATGATGATGACAATTATTACAGGGGCATTGTTTGATGGTTTTGGTGTGATTGGCTTTATGTTTTTGTTTTTCTTCTTATACCTTGTAATTAATATGTCTATGATCTTAATTATGATCGCTAGTGTAATTATGATGTCTACTGCTGCCATTTTTCCACCTTGGTCTCGTTCGGCCTTCTGTGCCTCCCTGTAAGTAACGGCTTACATGAGTGGCTTTAATACTGCTTTCGGCTTTAATCCGGTCATGTTTTAACCGCCCCCCATTTTAATAATGCCCGCCTTGCAGTTAAGTACCCGTTGACAGATTTTTTCTTGTTTCCTCTATCTCTGGGCTGATTTGTCCTGCTTCTGGGATGGTTTGGCCGGTTGTAAGCCAATAGGCGTACTCGGGCCATTTTTCAATAATTGCTTTTATGTGTTCCTCGTTGGCTTTTTGTAAGCCGTTCTCAACATTTGCCCATGTTTTAGCCTTAATGCCTGTTTTTGCTTCAAACATTGTCCGGTCAAATCCAAGGCTTTCTCTTAGTTTTCTAATTCTATCTTTCATTGATTGCTAAATATTAGTTTGACTAAATATTAGTTACTTGCTAATATATAGTCATCGTTTCAAACCAGCCACAACCAGCCATATAAGGCTAAGGTGCAATCATGAACCAACAGCAAAACCCAGTCAAATTAGATACATTATTTGCGTCTAGCCCGGAAATCAAACAAGACTTAGAACAAACCGCCTCCCAGCTGTTTTTCATCCCATTCATGACCCCGGAAAAGTTCGCTGAAGCCATAGGCCTAAGCAAAGGCGTAGTCGGTGGTTGGATAGATCAAGGCTACATCCCCACGGCCAAAGTAGGCCGTTATCGCATGATCAACATGGTCGTCCTGGTATCTAACCTGAAAGAAGGAAAAGTGTCATGAATAACATTTTAATAACTTCAGACCAAGTTATTCAAACCATAGCCTATATTGTTTCGATTTATCAGGATGGTCAATCCCGCTATTTAGCTGATATACGAGAAAAAGTTAGCCCTGATTATAAGGATTTCTCAATTTGTCAGAGTCTCTTACTTTCAAACTGGGAAACTGTTGACGCTAAACTTCAGGGCATTAGCCTTTTATTATCTGATTTACCTGATATGTGCGAATTATGTCGGGATGCGCAAGAAAAGACTTCTGATTTATGGAAACGTTGTGGTGATGAAGTTCGTGAGCTTCAATTTCCAGAACCTTCAAAACAGGAGGGTTAGAGCCATGCCTTACAGCATAACCCCACATCACCTAACAGAAACTATCCACATGATATTGGCTAGTGCCAATCGTAAATTCAAAGAAAACCTGACCAATTACCATAACCCGGCGCATCAACATTATCGAGATGCCGGGCATTGTAGCAACCGGATAAATGATTGTTTTGACCAGTGCATTGACAGCCTACGAGGCTTGACCTTCCTCTTTATAGACTACGTAAAAGTCATAAGAGAAATAAAAAAAGCACAAGATCAAATAGCAGAAGACAGGGACATCTTCATAGCCCTATTGACTGCCGGAAAACACTATAAAGATAACTTACTCACAGACCTGGAACGTATCGATCAATCCCCACTCATAGGAGCCGCATAAATGACCGATCCAACGATACTGCCTGAACGTGGCAGCTTACCGGAACACAACAAAAAAGAACGACTGTTCAGAACCGCGCTGGATCAAGATGATTACCTGAAATTAGAAATCGAAGCAATGGATAGAGGCATGCGTCCTTACGGACTGACCAAAACCATTATGACCTTATACGTGCGCAAGCAACTCGTTCCAATGAAAGAACTGTCAGACGAACTCCGTGGTCAAGTGTTAACGCATTTGACAGATAAACAAGAAAAAGCGAAACAAGCGAAACAAGCGGCGCGCCAATGAAGCGGCAAAGCGACCCCGTCTCGCCCCCCTGCGCGGAAAAAACCGAGGTACGAGGTCTTTTTACGCGCGGGGGGTCGATACCAAGCCAATTGCCGCGGCTAACAGCGCGTCGAATGTTAAAAGCCAAGAAAGCCGAACAAACCCCGCAGGGCGGGAAAATAAAAAAGCGGACATTGCAGCACGTAGCGTACCCAAGTTGTCAAGTAATTATTTTTGCCTTGCAAAAAAAATTACTTGTACAACCGCAGACAAAAAACACGCTATCAAATGGCCGTTGAGGCGCTCTTCCTCAACGGCCATGGCTACGCGCTTTAAAGGATCGAAACGCGCAAAACGAAAACAGCGCACAGCCGTAGCGAAAGGGATTGCAGAGGAAATTGGCGATTAAAGCTGAATTACGAAGACTTAGTTAAAAATCTTTGGAGCTTGCGGAAAAGCATTTTTAGCTTAGTCGTAGTTATCAGCTTTAAACGTCGATTGGAACGGAAAGCCCGGCCCTTTAGGGTTCGCCAAAAAAGAACAAAAGAAAAACGGCGCAACAAATATGTTAGATAAAACCAGCCATAACCAGCCGCAACAGGCCTAAAACCAAAACAGAACAAAAAAACAAAAAACAAGGAAACAACACATGATCACCATAAAACAACACCTGCCCGGCCAGAACCTGACATACAGCCAGCGCAGACGCTTAATAGAACTACTATGGACCCTCATATCAAACGCAACGATTCCCTTCATATTGGGCTACTTCTTTTCGCTAATCTCAATGACCTACTCAATTACTGAGATAGCCACAAGCTTTGATAAATCCGGATATGGAGTTTGTATCCAACCGGACTTCCAAGAAAACCACGCAATAACCGGAGCAGCAATGACCGACATAAATTACACCGCAGATAATTTTGCAAAAGAAGAAGGCTTTAAAGATGAACCACATTTCAACCGCTCTTGAAATAGAACATTTAAACGACTTTACGATCTACTTGCTTTTTGTATCCATTTTTGTGGGCTCTTTCCTTGGTTACATTATTGGTTGGTATCTTCGTGGTCGTTATGAGGCCTTAAAATGAATGCAATTATTAAATTATCCTTGACATAGAAGACTAACCCCGTTCGACCCGCGGTTTAAAGGGTCATAACATTAACTTACAGCAAAGGAACAAAACCATGACAGATCAAATAACCCAAAACGGTTTTCTGGGCGATATGCGCACCATTGTACGAGGTCAAGTTGAAAGTTTGACGCGGTATGAAATTAGCAACGAGCGAGGTGTTTCGAATGGCGGTTCGATATGGGTAAGTAAACCCAATACCGGACAAAACCCAAATAACTTGGGTAATGAGTTAATAAAAATCAAAATGCCGTTTGAAATGTTCGATGCGCAAAAGGCCTTGGTTGATTCTGGAAAACTTTATTTTCCGTGCATGATGGAAATTGTATGTAGAGTCGATATGGGTGGGCAAAATAAAGCCGTGCTGGTGGCTGAGACCATGAAACTTGACGGTCCTGACCCGTCAGTCGAACAAGAACAAGAAAGCAAAGACAAAGCCAAAGGCGTATCGGGACAGCTGACGGGCACAACGTCCGGAACACCGTCCGGAACAACAACCTCAAACACCGCAAACAAACCATAAAGGGGCAATAACCCATGAAAATCCGCTCAATGACCTGCCTGATAAAAAAGCCCGTAGAGTTCAAAGAGCGGGTACTTAGTAACCGAGTGAGAAAAGACCGATTCATAAACGGCCATGTAATTAGATCAGCGAATGGGAGTAAAAATGTCCACGTGCGCCCAAATCACTAACCTGACCTCTGATTTATCCGCTGTCGGTGGTGGTTCTAACGATCCAGTTACAGGCGGCCAAGGACTCTTATTATCAAACACGCCGCTGGACGAGTGTACAGGAGTAATACTTTTATCGGCGCAAGACTATACAGACTTAAAGAATGCTTCGTTGATTTCATTGTTCAACGAATATTTTGGATTTGACCCCCAGCTATTTGAATACATAGTTGGGTCGACAATAGTGGCCTACATACTAGGCCATTCCGTAGGCGCTATCGTGAAATTAATGCGTAGCACCTAAAAACCAACAAGGCGAGTTTTAAATTTTCTAGCCTTACATTTCATTAAACTTTGGAGAAAAATCATGAAAAAAACTAATTTAAAAAGACTTGGAGCCGGATTATCAGTTGGAGCAGGCTTATTGGCTGTGTCTGGTGCTGCGTCTGCCGCTGTTGATGCGGCTGTTTCTACCGCCATTTCAACTGCTGGTACTGATGCCGGAACTGTTGGTTCTGCCGTGTTGGTCGTGATTGTTGGCATTTACGCTTTTAAGTTGCTGCGTAAAGCTCTTTAACCATTAGCTTTTATCGGGATAATCGCTAGGTTATCCCGGTTTTATATTTTTTTGTCTCTTTTTTAGCGGGTTTAAAAATGTCCATATGCGCCCAAATCACTAACCTGACCGTTGATTTATCCCCTTTAGGTGGTGGTTCTAACGATCCACTTACAGGCGGCCAAGGACTCTTATTATTAAATACGCCGCTGGACGAATGTACAGGCGTAATACTGTTGTCTGCTCAAGATTATGCACAAATGAGACTGGGTTTTTTTACTGGTGTTGAGCTTATCGATGTTATTCAAGTCAGCGGTCTTGTCTCTCTAGTGTGGGCGATTTCTTGGGGTCTACGTTCTTTGCGGGGTGTTTTATGATTTCTGGTTTTTATTTGTTGGCGGTATTCGTTGCCATAGTGGGTGCGTCGTGGATAACGTTCTCAAACTGATTTTTTGCGGGATTTATTCATGTTTCGAATAATCCTTTTTTTATTTTCCATTTTTATATCCGGAATAGTTTCAGCTGATACTTACCCTGCTAGCGGCATTTGGTATTACGGCGGTCAGTCTTTTTCTACCTTAGATGCAGCTTGTACTTTTGCTTTTCCTGGGGGCGCTTATATTTACCAGTCCAGCACAATGCCGTCCACGTGCAACGTCCTCTATTATGGTAGTCCCACAACGGCCATAATTAGCCGCAATCCCACATGTCCATACGGTGGTGTTGCCAGTGCTGACCAGTGCATAAACGCCCCAGCCTGTACAACACCAAAAGTTCGTAATTCGACGACTGGTGCTTGCGAATACCCTCCCGTTGATTGCAAGCCTCCAGAGACCGATAATGGTTTTGGTCTTTGTTCGGTGAAGGAATGTACGGGCGGACAAGTATTGAATGGTTCGTCAGGTGATTGTCAAACACCACCAGTTTGCGGTTCTACGGAAACTTATGAGAATTCAACAAATAGCTGTAAGTTGTATCCTCTTAACTGCCCTGGTCATGCTCATGCGAATTCGACTAACGACGGGTGTCTGAAAGATCCGCCCCTCGGTTGTCCACCGGGTCAGCACGATGATGGTACATATAATTGCGTTGCTAATGATGGCCCTGCACCTTGTACGTCTGATCAGCAGAAAGGTTACATTATGGGCATACCTCAATGCGTCAATAAGCCGAACTTAGACACAATACAACAAGAAGCCGCTACAAAAGCCGCTGCTGCAAAAAATTCGGCTGCTGCTGCTGTCAATGCCGCTAATACTGCTCAATTATCCGCTGCTGCCGCTGCCGCTGATCCGACGGATTCTACCAAGGCTGCTGCTGCCGCATCTGATGCCGCTGCCGCTAATACTGCCGCTTCCGTTTCTTCTTCTAATAAGTCTTTAGCGGATGAAGCAGATAACGCCGCTAAGAACGCTTATCTTAAGTCTATTGCCGATACGACTAAGGCCATCGATGACCGTCAACTTGATGACCTTAAAGATTCTGGAGCTTCTGCGCCTACCGCCGAACCGATTCCGGTTGTAGAACATGGGGTCAGCGTTTCAGTCCCGTCCGTCAATATTATGGCGTGTCCTGCTTCGTCGTCGGTTACGACAAGTCATGGCTCCCTTTCTATGTCGTATCAGCCATATTGTGATTTTGCTCTTGGCATTCGTCCTATGATTTTGGGTTTGGCTTATTTGTTTGGTGGGATGATTTTTATTGGGGGCATTAAATCATGATAAAAGTTTTCTTTTCTTATCTTATGAGCATGACGCCGGCTCTCGTTTCGAGGGTTATGGCCGCATTGGGTTTTGCCGTATTCGCGTATACCGGTATTACTACTATTCTGAATAATTTTTTGGCGGATTCATCCGGCGCTTATTCTTCTTTGTCTAGTGTTCCTCATGCGTTGTTGAATATGGCCGGTTTTGATCAGTCTTTATCGATATTAGGTTCCGCGTTGTCTGCTCGAGTGTCGTTGTTGGCTTTAAAACATATGAAATTATCATGATCACGTTAATAACGGGCGGTCCGGGTACGGGTAAGACGGCATGGTTGATTGATCAATTACTGGAATTGAGGAAGTCTGAACCTAATCGTTTGTTATTCGTGCATGGTGTCAGGAATTTGCGCGGTATTGCTCACGAAGTAATATATTGCCGATCTCAGCTTTGTGATATTTGCAGGGCGCAGGATGCGGATATATCGGCACGTACACATAGTGCGCCAAAATTTGTTGAAAATTGGCCTGATTGGAAGGAATCCGGCTCTTTGATTGTTGTAGATGAGGTTCAGCGCATATGGCGTCCATCAGGTGGTGGCGCTGCTCCATCTATAGCCATATCGGCTTTGGAAACGCACAGGCATTACGGTCTTGATTTTTGGCTGATTAGTCAGGGGCCGCATTTGTTTCATAATTATATTCGGCTATTGGTTGGTCGTCATGTGCATTTGGTAGACAAATGGTCTGGCCGAAAGGAGTACGAATGGCCGGAATGTAAGCAAGACGTTCAATCTAGATCGGGTGCCGTTGAACGTGTTTATAAATTGCCTAGTCATGTTTATGGAATGTATGACTCTGCTGAAATACACACTAAGCAAGAGAAGCGTAAGCCAATGGCATTTTATGCGCTTATTGTTGCGTCGGTGTTGGCCGTTTTTTTTATTTCTTTTACCGTTTTCCGTATTAAAAATCGTGTTAATTCTACCGAATTAACGCGAAACGAGGCGGTCGATAATGGGGTTAATAAGGCGGGGGTAGATAAGACTGTTCCGTCATCTGGTTCTAAGCCTACGGTAGATGATATAGCCAAGTCGATGACTCCCGTGGTTCAAGGTTTGCCCTGGACTGCTCCTATCTATAAGGATTTGGCAGTACCTGTTTCCATGCCGGTGTTGTCTGGTTGCGTTTTTTCCAAAACGAAAAATCGATGTTCTTGCTATTCTCAGCAGGCTACGTTAATTGAAGTTTCTCATGATGTTTGTCAAATATATATCGATCACCTCCCGTTTAATCATTTTAGGCCTGATAGGGACGATAGAAACTATGGGGGTCATGAAAATACTGGTTTTCATCATGTTTCATCAAGGCCAGTTAAGTTGAGTGATTAACTTGGTTATTAGTGGTATAGGCGTTTTCAGGGTAATCAATGAGTGCAAAACAGCGAATTGACGCGCATAAAAAAGCATGGGCGATAGGCGAACATGCTTTTTTGACAGGCAATGCACTTGTAGCGGCTGCTGCGTCCCCTTTTTCTTCCGATTCCCATAACGTAGCGAATTGATTCAATAATGGGTGGCCGTAGTAGTAAAGAAGGGCATCAATTAACAGACCGTTGGGCATGGATAGCGGAATTAAGTCCTGAGCGGTTCGAGAATTATGGCAAGTATTCCCAGATACAGACTTCTTCTGATCGTAGTGCGGGTAATTTTAATGGTTCTGCCGCGGATTTGAATTTTCAATTATCTAAATTTTACGAATCGAAACATGGCGTTGAGCCTTCTTGGAGTAATTGGCGTTCGAATAAATAACGAAACGTTGAATAGAGACATGTAGCAGATTATAGCTGTTCATTTTGAGAATTAATTTATGAATAACCGCGTCACTTTAACAATACCGAATGTTGCATATACCGGTTCTTTTCCTTATTTATCGAATAAGCTTTCGGATTATAGAAATATTCAATTTTTTAGATACGGCTCAAAAACAGAAATCTTGCCCTTCCATTGTTTTGTTGATGATTGGCGGCTGGAAAGTATATGGCGTTCACCCACTAAATTTGTTGAAAAAGCATTACTGGCCGGGACCGTCGTAGCGCCTGACTTTTCCGTATATGCGAATTACCCGGAAATTTATTCACTTTACCAGATATGGCGCTCAAGAATCGTATGCGCATGGTGGGCCGATCATGGCGTTTATTCCATCCCTGTCTTGCAGTGGACGCATTCAAAAGACCCGCACCTGGATAAATATTTTGCAGGCCTGATAGATTGCGAAGTCATTGCAGTTAGGTGCCCAAGCCGTGACCCTGAAGTCATAGCCGATTATAGGCAGTGTGCTGAACGATTTTTGCAAATCCACCAGCCGAAGCTAATTCTTCATTTTGGGCTTGATCGCGGTTCCGAATGTTGGCCGATTTCAAAATGTAAAGTTTTGCCGCTTAACCCCAAGCCGGTAAAGGCCTATAAAACAGCGGTCGCAGAAAATTAAAAAAACAAAAAAGGCTGTTACGTCCCTGTATCACGTAACAGATAACAACAACACAAAGCCTATTAGAGCCGATAACATGAATTTAAACCAACGCTTTTCTCTTGAATCCCTTGCTCTTGGTTCTGACGAAGATCAGAACGGTTTATTGTTTGCTGCTAACGCTAATATTACTGATCTTTCAAGCGTTAATATTGTCGGTGCTTCGGTGGATACAGTAAGACAGCTTTTTTATGGCATGCCTAAAGCTTCCTTTATCACAAAGCTGGAACAGCATGTAGAAAACAAAGATGAATATATCCGGTTAACCGGAAATACTTGCGTCAATGATGATCGTTGGCATTTTTCGCGCATGGGTAAAACCGGCGGTTATCGCTATAAGATGCAAAACAACGCTGTTGGCTTAGTTATCCTGTTTGGCAGTTGGTACGGCAAAATGGATAACGAAGGCTCGCATCTAAAAATTGAACTTTCGCCGCACTTCATATCCCAGCGCACAACCGCTGAAATATGGGAATACCTTCATGGCGAATTTGTCGGCTTGTCTCGCATTTTTTTAGAAGAACCAATAGCCAAGGGAGTTGCCGTGCATCTTGCTTGTGATTATCAAGGCTTTAACCTGCCGGTTGATTTTATTCAGAATTTTATTACAAGCTCTCGGACAGTTAGAGTTTTTGACGGTATTGCTTCCCTGGATTTGTCAGATTTTTGTGATGCTATTGCTAGTTACGGGGCGAGTGACCAGGGAAAGAATTATCTGATCGGTAAGCCCTTAGGTATTCAGATGGCAATCTACGACAAAAGCTATGAAATTGTTAAATCAGACAAAGTTGATTACTTTCATGAAGAATGGAATATCTATTCATTAGGCGCTTATGACGATACCCAGTCGGTACGCCGCATAGAATCTAGGCTTCATCACACCGTAATCCGTGAAATAGGCTTAGGCCTGGGTTTGGAATTCGAAGGCTTTAACCAAGTTGCTGACCACCTAACCGACCTATGGCGCTACGCCTTGGAACGAAACCGGCTAATGATCAATGGTGATGCCCGTGGTTATCTAAACCCCTTTTGGCAATTGCTAATGCAAGACGTCATCTTCAAAGTCCCCGCTCAAGGCGTAAAAATTACGCGCAAAAAAAAAGAAGCCGTAGACCCTATCGCTAGAAACATCACTTCCGTGATTGGTAACTTAGTGTCAATCATGGCTCGCCGTAATGAATGCACAGTAAGGCACGTAATGCGACAGATTCACCGCTTGCATATATGGCCGGAAATACAAATTTATTACCGGAACCGGGGATTAGATGACGATGATATTCGTGATCAGATTAAACAGGGCTTGGAACGGCGGCGATTAGTGGGTAAAGCGGCATGAGTACTTTTCTTTATAACATTCGATCTGCTTTAATTGTGTGTCTTGTTCTGTTGTATTTCGTTTTTATTTTTTTCTACGTTGTGCCGCTTTTATGGCATCAGTGGTTATATCAATTATCGATTCTTGGTGGAATTCAAGGGTGAGTAACCTTTTTTCTATTGTTCCGTGCTCCGTTTGTCCGGGCCGATCATTGCTTAAAACAGCTTTAATCTGGAATCAAACCGTATTTTGCTCGGCGGAATGCTTGAGAAAGCATGTTGAAACTGTGTGCAAGAATAACGAACCGATAAAACAGCAAGCTCGCGATAAATTTTTTAAACCTGTTTCACGTTTATCTGATACTCAGGCCGTTCAGGCCATTGGTGAAGATAGACATTTTTTAATTTAAACGGAATTAAAACTAATGCAGATTTTTGACATAGATGAAGCTGCCGATTTCCTTAAAATGAACCCCGAAGTTTTGAGGCGAAAGGCGAAACTTGGATTAATTCCTGGCCGTAAGGCTGGAAAACGTTGGATTTTCGTCTGTGAGCATCTAGCCGACTGGGTTTCTGGCCGTTATCCACTTTCTGTAAATGACACCTTGACGGTAGTCGATGATCAACCAAAGGATATTGAACAATGTCAATCTATAAGCGTGGCCAAATTTGGTGGATACAGTTCACCGCACCTGACGGAAGCAAAATACAAAGAACTGCTGCGACTGTAAACCGTCAAGATGCACAGGAACTTCATGATCGGTTAAAAGCCGAAGCTTGGCGTATAAAGCATCTTGGATCTAAACAACGTCGTACTTGGCCAGAGGTTGTTATTCGTTGGTTAACCGAGCATTCGCACAAAAAAAGCATTGAAACCGATAAATTCAAGTTGCGTTGGCTTGATCAGCATTTATCGGGTTTATGCGTACATGAAATTACTCGTGATAAGGTTGACGCTATTCGGGTTTCTAAACTATCCCAAGGCGTTAGCAATAGTACTGTTAATCGCACATTGGAGCTTTTGCGGTCGATACTGAATTGCTGTATCGATTGGGAATGGCTTGATTCAGCTCCTAAAATCAGGTTATTGCCTGAGCCGGTCAAACGCGTTCGTTGGCTTACTCGTGATGAACATGCACGGCTTGTAAGTGAGTTGCCTTTGCATTTGTTGACTATGGTTAATTTTTCCTTGGCTACTGGTTTACGTGAGTCTAATGTTACTGCTTTGTGTTGGTCTCAGGTTGATTTGTCTCGGCGTTGTCTTTGGATTTATGCCGATCAGGCCAAGGGTGGAAAATCTTTTTCGGTTCCGATGAATGATGACGCTATTGCTCTGGTTCGTGAGCAAGTCGGTAAGCATGATGTTTATGTATTTACGTATCAAGGAAATCCGGTTACTCGTGCTAATAATCATGCTTGGAGAAAAGCATTGTCCAGGGCTGGGATTGAAAATTTCCGTTGGCATGATTTACGCCATACTTGGGCGAGTTGGCATGTACAGAATGGTACGCCTTTGCAAGTGCTTATGGAACTCGGTGGTTGGTCGGATATTTCTATGGTTTTGAAGTACGCTCATTTGTCGAGCGTTCATCTTGAACAGTATGCTGAAAACTTGGCGGTCGATGTAGACAGAAATACTACATTTAGAAAAACTAAGGGTTAA